TGCCGGGTTCGCCGCTGGCGCGAGGACCGTTGTCCCGGCACAACTCTGCGGGCGCATCCGGCACCCATAAGTACACGCGATTTCCACCCCGATTCGGGCGAAAGTTCGACCCCTCCCCAGGGGTTATACAGATTATTTCACCCCGCGGCCGGCAAGTCCAGGCGCGCCTCGAGCCCCCCGAGATCGCTTTCCCCAAGTTCCAGCCGGCCCCTGTAGAGCCCCGCCAGATCCGTGACGATAGAAAGGCCAAGTCCCGACCCCGGCTTGGTTTCGTCCAGACGCAACCCGCGTTTGCCGAGCTTGGCCCGCTGGTCGGCGGCCAGCCCAGGCCCGTCGTCCGCCACCGTGACCACCAGCCTGCGGCCACCCGGCCGGCCCTCCACCGGCCCGGCCAGACCGATCTTGATCCGCACCCGCGAGCGCGCCCATTTGCAGGCATTGTCGAGCAGGTTGCCGGCCATCTCCTCCAGATCCTGCTTCTCGCCCTGAAACTTTGCCCCGGGCGCGCAGTCGAAATCGATCCGGATATTCCGGTCGCGGTTGATCCGCTCCAGCGCGCGCACGATGGGTTCCACCGCCAGCGCCACCTCGGTCGCCCGACCGACCACGCCCACGCGCGCCGCCATGCGGGCCCGTTCGAGATACAGATTGATCTGATCGCGCATCAGTCCGGCCTGTTCGACGACCTTCTGCCCGAGCGACCCGCTGTCCTCCCGCGCCTCGTTGGTGATCACCGCCAGGGGCGTCTTCAACGCGTGGGCGAGATTGCCGACCTGCGTACGCGCGCGATCCACGATGTCCTGATTGGACTGGATGAGGGCATTGAGTTCGCTCTGAAGGGGTTCGATCTCAGCCGGCAGCGCCCCCTCCAGGCGCGCGGCATCGCCGGATCGGATGGCCGCCAAACCGTGCTCGATGCGCTGCAAGGGCAAAAGACCGAAGCGAACCTGGAACAGGGTCGCGATGACGAGGCCGAGGCCGGTCAGCGCCAGGGCGATCGACAGACGGGTCTGGAAATTCCGGTTGCGATTCTCGAGCCACTGGATTGGTCCAGCTACGCTGACGGCATAGCGCGCGGCACCTTCCGTGTGGCCCTTCGTATCGACGACTTCGATGATGCGGATCGGCTCGCCGACCGGTCCTTTCGCGTTCATCCAGCGCTGACCCAGACGGTCAGGCGCGATCTTCGCATCGAAGGGCGACGCCAGCGATCCCGTCGCCAGCGACGCGGATACGAGGCGCAGCGCCCCCGGGTCGTCGAGCGGGCGGATCTGCCAGTACCAGCCCGAATGCGTTTCCTCGAACAGGGGCTCGTAGCGGTTCAAGGGGGCGACGGGGTTGGAGCCGCCGCTCAGGAGGGCGTCGACGGCGATGGAGTTGACGAGCTTCTCCAACCGCTGGTCGAAGCCTGCGCGCAGATCCTCGCTGTAAAGCTTGAAGATGATGTAGCCGGCGATCGGAAGAACGACCGCAAGCCACGCCGCAGATGTCGCAATCAGCCGGAATGCGAGCGAGTCAAGTCTCATCGCCGCCCGTACCCATCCGGTAGCCGAGTCCGCGGACCGTCTCGATCACTTCGGTGGGCAGCTTCTTGCGCAGGCGGCCGACGAACACTTCGATGGTGTTGGAGTCGCGGTCGAAATCCTGCTCGTAGAGGTGCTCGACGAGTTCGGTGCGCGACACGACGCGACCCCGGTGATGCATGAGGTAGGCGAGCAGCCGGTACTCGTGCGACGTCAGCTTCACCTGTTGCCCGTCGCACGTCACGCGTGCCGTCTTGGTATCGAGGCGGACGGGGCCGCATTCGATCTCGCTCTTGGCATGGCCGGTGGCGCGCCGCACCTGTGCTCTGACGCGCGCCAGCAACTCCTCCATGTGGAAGGGTTTGGCAACGTAGTCGTCGGCGCCCGCATCCATGCCGGCGACCTTGTCGCTCCACCGGTCGCGGGCCGTCAGAATGATGACCGGCATGGACCGGTTGGCGCGGCGCCAGTGTTCGAGAACCGAAATACCGTCTTTCTTCGGCAAGCCGAGATCGAGGATGACGAGATCGTAGGGCTCGGTGTCGCCCAGAAAATGGCCCTCCTCGCCGTCGAAAGCCGTATCCACGGCATACCCGGCGTCGCCCAGAGCGCGAACAAGCTGCCGGTTCAGATCCTTGTCATCCTCGACGACCAGTATGCGCACGCGGCTCGGTCTCCTGGCTACGGGGCGCGGCCCGCCTTCCGGTTGTACGTGCCTGCCTGCACGCGAACCGGATTATAGAGGGGAATGCGGCGTTTCCTAGCGGCTGAAAGGCTCGATTGCATCAACGGTGAGGGAAGAATGACGCCCGCTCCCTGCGCGCACGATGAGCCGGTAGACATACCGCTCTCCGTCCCGGCACAGCGTCACTTTCACGACATCCCCCGCAACCCGCGCCGCGGCGAGCTTGGTCACCGTCTCCACGGTCGCCAGCCCTTCCGCCTTTACGATCGGCGCCGCCTTCGACCAGTCCTCGATGCAAGCGTCGTCGGCCCGAATTGGCGCCGCTGCTCCTGCCGGAATGGCGAGAAGCACGGGCGCGATCAGCAGCAGAGCGTGTCGAAACATGTCTTGGAGCCGTCGTGTGCGAAGGGGAAGTTCGCCAGTCACCTTATAGCACCCGCCTGAACCCGGCATGAACATCAACCTGCCGCGCAGCCTTCACAGCCGGACATTCATTTCTCGCCGCATCAGCGGCGCCGTCGCGCGGGCGCGGCCGTAGAGCGTCATGAGCGTGCCGATCACGCCGGCGACGGCCTGCACGATGGCCCCGATATCCGCGCCGACCTGGCGCACGAATTCGCTCGTGATCTCGAGCCCGAGCAGCGGCCCGAAGGCGGGCAGGATGGCGGCAGCCGCCGTCACGAGAGCGCCCCATACGGTCATCGAATGGCCCCACCACTTGGTCGCGGCGGGATCTGTTTGCGTCGTCATGGCATCGTCTCCATCGTTTTGAGGTTGTGGAAGGGGAACTGCGCGAGCGGGTCCCTCGGCGGCCTGGCGAAGGGCAGCCGTCTTCGTCGCCGCCACGCGGTTGAGCCACCCCCGGCCGAACCGCCAGAAGTGCTTCAGCGCCCGGTAGCGCCGCTCGCGGATCAGGGCGTAGCGCGCAATGACGTCGGGGACCGCCGCCTCGCGCAATGCGCGCCGCGTGAGTGGCCCGATTTCGCCGTCGGCATCGACGCCCAAGGCTTCCTGCAACGAACGAATGGCCGTGCCGACCCCATGGTTCACGGCGGCATCGAAGTGAAACAGCGAAAGGCCGGGCGGTAGCTCGTCGCACTGCGCAGGGCGCCAGTAGCGCTGCTCGTAGATCGTGCGCACGACTTCCGGCCGGATGCTCAGCAGTTCAGCCTTCAATCCGGCGTGCGAGGCGGCATCCAGCGTCCGGCCCACATGCGCGGCATACGTCCGCAGCGTGATGCCGAAGTTGGTCGGTCCGCCCGGATCGTAAGGGTCGTCGCTGTAGCCGCCTTCCATGCGCAGCACGTGGGCGAGGGCCGCCTCGAAGACCGCATCGTCAGGGACCGCGTCCAGCTCGACTGGATCATCGACGTCCCCGCTGCCGGAAGTCGCAGGCCATCGCAATGCCAGCAGCCGGCTGCGATCGAAGGCCGCCACCGTCACCGCGTTGCTCTGGTTGCCGCCCAGAAGAACGATCTCGTCGTGCGTTTCGCCGACGACGAAGCCGACATGACCGAGCGCCGGATTGCTGCCGCGCGAAAGCACGGCAACGGCGCCGAGCCGCGCCGTCTCCAGTGTCTCGCCCCATGCGAGATAGGAGCGTGCCCGCAGCGATCGCGTCGATCGAATGCCGGCGCGTTCCAGCACCGCGCCGAGGAACGCCGCGCACCACGCCGTCTCGTCGTCCTTGATTTGAGGATGGCCCGCATCGCGGAAAAATCCGGCGATGCGCGTGTTGGTGCCCCGACCCGCGACTTCTTTCTGGCCAAGCTCGTGCCACGCAGCGCCGAGCCAACCGGGCTGATCCGTCATCGGCATGGGAAACCCCTTTGGACTTAGACGAAAGCCACGCGGCCGCTGCCGCGTCCGGCAATGGCGCTCAGCTGATGCACGCGCACGTTCACCATTGCCTGCGGCGCACCGAAATCGGCCGTCTGCTCGGCGGCCGTGTAGATCGCCGACGGCACCGTGGTTGCGATCGTCCGCTTGACGGTCGTCCCGTCGAGAATGTCGACCTCGTAGCGTTCGTCCGCTTCCGAAAGCGGCACCTCCGGCCCGTTCCATCCGTCCCCGCCGATGCGCGTGCGGCGTACCCACGAGACGGCGAGATCGCCGCCGGTCCGCGTGCCGCGCACGTGGGCTGGCGCATAGGGCCTGAGGCCGACGCCGCGAAACGCATGCACGAGGCCGACGAAGGAGCCGTCTCCGACGTCACGCGCCGCCGGGCCGTAGCGCCAGTTGAGCGCCAGATCGCGTTCCGCTCCGGTCAGCGGCAATCGCAGAATGCTGTCGTCGAGGAGCACGAAAGGGGCACCCGCCGGAAGCGGCGCGCGCATGGCGTGCTCGCTGCCTGCCTGACCGCGCAGCAATTCCGACAGCTCGTAGACGCCGGGCGAAAGGAGCGTCGCGGTCAGGAACTGAAGCACCTCCCATTCGCCGTCGGCGTTGCGCACGGCGGCGAGATTGGCACCGGCGAACGCCTGCAGCGCGGTCGTCGAGACGAGCTGGCTCTCCTCCACGTCGACGACGAGGCGCGACCCATGGTCGATGACACCGAGGGGACCTGTCCCCAAGGGCGCCGTCGTGATGCCCATCGTCGCCCGCGCGCCGGCCACGCCGCGCAGCGTGTATCCGGTCGTCTCGGGCGAAGAATAGACAGCAACCCCGCCCGGCCATGGCGTCTGCGTGGCGGCGACATAGCCCGCATCCGGTGGTTCGTCGCCGCGCAACAGCGGCAGATCGAGGAAGAAGGCGGCCGGGCGGCCGGCCAGGACGTCGGGCGGCGAGCCGCCCTCACGGACCGGCGAAGGCGTCGCGAGATAGACGCCGGGATCATGCGACCGGCCCTCGATGTCGCGCGCGCCGTGGTCGCCGATCTCGGTGATACGGATCTGGCGTGCCGATCCGCCCAAATCGAGCGTCAGCACGTCTCCGGGTTCCACCGCCAGCCGGCTCGGCGGCAGCGTCAGTTGCGCCCGCTCGCGCGTAGCCCAGCTTTCGAACAGCCACGTTTCCGACAGCGGTTGCGCCGCCGGGGCTTCCAGCACGAGCGGGATTTCCGCTTGCGCCACGCGCCCCGAGGCCCCTGCGAGCCGCCGCGCCTCCGCCACCGCCGGCTGGTAGTCCCGCGCACCGTCGATGTAGGTGATCTTGGCGCTCGCCGGCAGATCGGTCTCCTGCGCCCGGGTCAGAGTCACCAGCGCCTGGCCGGGCTTCGTCTCGACGAGACTGGCCGGATCGAGCACGCCTGCAACAACACCCGCGCCGCGCGGCCGGAACGCTATCGTCCCGCCGCTTTCCATCACGTCGATGAAGTAGGCGAGTTCCAGGGGCTGCAAGGCTTCGCGCGCCGACATGACGCGATCGACGACATAGCCTTGCACCGTCCCCGCCAGAGCGGCGATGCTGTGCCGATCGAATCCATAATCGGCGAGCAGCGCCGCGATCGTCCGGTCGAGCGCGCCCCCCGACATGCGGCCGTTGAGCCAGTGCCCGAGCGCCCAGTTCTCGCCATCGCCCCACGTGTCCGTCGCGTTCGGAAACGCGGGAAACGGCCGCGCGTCCCAGCAATAGGGCAGGATGCGATCGAGGGTGACCATGCGGCCGCCGTAGACGGGCGAGATCGGATTGGCGTCCGCCTCGAAATCGGGATCGCCGGGATCGAAATGACGGATCATCGCCTCGATGGTCCGGCGCTGGATCAGATCGTCGCGTGTGCCGCGCGAGAAATACGGCAGCGCGCTCTCCGCACTCTTGGGATCCACGAACACATTGGGTTGATTGGCGCCCTTGTCGACCGCCGGGCAGCCGATCTCGGTCAACCAGAACGGCTTGGACCGCGGCACCCAGGCGGTCGGTGACGCGCTTTCGATGCCGCCCGGCCGGTTGTAGTGCGCGTTGGACCACCACGTCGCGATGTCCTTGTAGCGGAACACCCACGCCTTGCCTGCGCCGTCGGTAATGGGCGTGCGCACCTGGTTGTTACGGTCGGCTGCGCTGGCGTAGTACCAGTCGAAGCCCTCGCCGCCGCGAATGTTGGAACGCAGATAGGCCAGATCGTGCGTCGATGGCCAGCCCGCGAGCGCATCGGCGTGCTCCATCCCGTCGCGCCAGTCCGCGAGCGGCCAGTAGCAGTCGATCGCGACCGCGTCGATCGACGGCGACGCCCACAGCGGGTCGAGGTGAAAATAGACGTCACCCGATCCGTCGCCGGGCTGATGACCGAAATATTCTGACCAGTCGGCGGCATAGGTGATCTTGGTGTCCGGCCCGAGCACGCTGCGCACATCGGCGGCTAACGCCGTCAGCGCCGCGACGAAAGGATAGCTCGCCGCACCGCTGCGCACCGTCGACAGACCGCGCAGTTCCGATCCGATCACGAACCCGGCCACGCCGCCCGCCGCCTTGGCCAGATACGCCTGATGCAGCACCATGCGCCGCAACGACCATTCGGCCGGGCCGGCATAGACGACGCGGGTTCCATCGAGACTGAAATGGGCGGGTCCCGCGGTGCCGACGAAAGCCGCGATCTGGGCCGCCGCCGCTGCCGTCTTGTCCGGCGAGCCGGGCTGCCCCGCCGCCGGATGACACGTGATGCGGCCACGCCATGGGTAGGCGCCCTGGGCCGCGGCGCCATAAGGGTCGGGCAGCGTGTTGCCGGCCGGCACGTCCATGAGGATGAACGGCGTCAGGATGACGTCCAAACCGCGCGCCTTCAGATCGGCGATTGCCGCGACCACAGTCTGATCGGACGGCGTGCCGCCATAGGCCGGCCGTCCCTCGCGCGTGGAAACGACATGCGCGGTTGCCCGCGTCACCCCCGCCACCGACCAAGTCAACGGCTCGGTCGTCTTGGCGCTTCTCTCGACGCCCGGCTTCAGGAGACACTCCCCAGCGCGCAGATCGGTCCCGAACCAGCTGACGACGAGCGACACCGCCGTCGCGTTGGGTAGCGCCGCCTGCATCTGGTCGAGCGCCACCTGCCAATCGGTTTCGCCCGCGAGCGTATGCACGTTCTCCGCCTCGGACCGCCCGAGCCCGAACGTCTGCGTCACCGGCTCGGTCGCGTAGACGAACTCGCCCGATCCCGGGATCAGCACGACGCCACGGATGCGTTCACCGAAGTCCTCGACAGCCCGATAGACCTCGAAGGAGAGCTGGGGAATGCGGTTGCCGAAGTCGGCCAGCTCCAGATCCTGAAAGACGATGTAGGCCGTGCCGCGAAACGCCGGCGCAGCGTCGCTGCCCAGGATCGCGCCGATCAGCGTGTCGGCCGCCTGATCTTCGCTGCCGACGTGAAGCCGCGTCACGAGCCGCGTCAGATCGAGTTCGCGGCCATCCGCCCAGACCCGCCCGATGCCGCCGATTTCGCCCTCGCAAAGCGCCACCGCGAAGCTGGCCGAATAGCGATACTCGACGCTTCTTGACGCGCCGCCGGTCGTCACGCCCTTGCCTCCCCCCGACGACGAGGTGACGCGCGTTTCCTTGATCTCATCGGCCCAGATCACCTGCCCGCCCACACGCACGCGGCCGTAGATGCGCGGGATCGCGGCTCCCTCCGTCGAGGCCGTCAGATGCACCTTCTGCAGGCGTGGACCTTCCACGACGCGGCCGCCCGCGCCGAACAGCGCATTGTCGACATAGGAGCCGGCGAGCGCGCCCAGCTGTGATCCCAGCGCCGCCCCGGAAAGGGTCGCACCCAGCAGACTGAGCCCGCCGGGCAGCAGTGCGCCGCCCGCCGCGGCCCCGACGGCGGCCAATGCCAGTGTCGCCATGTGTCGAAGTCCTCGTTCAGAGCGGGAAGCGGAAAACGCCGGCGATGCGCCGCCGCCACCATGCCGACAGCGCGACCTCGGAGGCGGGGGTTCCTTCCATCGCGTGGATCATGCTGCCGGAGGTCGCGAGGATCGCCGCATGCTTGGCGATCGTGCCCGGCCGAAGCCGGAACACAAGAACGTCGCCGGGCCGTGCCTTATCGCGCGCCACGGCGATGAGATTGCGCGCCGCCGCCTCGAGCAGCGTCTCGCGTGCATTCGTTTCGCCCCAGTCGCGCGAATAGGCGGGTGCCGCTTCCGGTTCGCAGCCCATCACCTCGCGATAGACACCGCGTACCAGGCCCAGGCAGTCGGCCCCCGCGCCCTTGACACTCGCCTGATGATGATAGGGCGTGCCGAGCCAGCTGCGTGCCACGTCCACGATGGCGCCGACCCTCGCCTCTTCCACTTCGGTCATGAGCATTCAGTTCGCCTTGTGTCCGGGGCGCGAAACGGCGGTCAGGAAGTCGTTGCCGGGCATGTGCGGGAAGCCGCGAAAGTTGGCGATGTTGGCAAACTTCGCGCGGCAGGTCCGATGGCTCTTGTCGCAACCGGCGCTCACCGTGAACGTCATGCCGACCGTGAGCGGCTGGCGGACCGGCTGCCAAAGATCGACCGTCGTGACGCCAGCGACCTGCGCATGCGCCCGCACCTCGATCTTCTGTCCGCTCGCGGCGCCCGACAGAAACGTCACGAGGCCGCGCGTGAACCAATCTGTTGCGAAGCCGTCCAGGCCCGTCGCGGTGAAGCGCCGGTCGGACAGCACGGTGGCCACCGTTCCGCTGCCGGTGTAGGTGCCCCCGGCCAACACCACGCCGCAGCGCTGATCGCCCACGTCGGCATCGCAGGTGTACTGGAATACGCGACCCTTCGGCTGCATCAGATAGTGCGACAGCCCCCGCACTTCGGCGGAGAAGGCCGGGCCGCTGCGCTTGACTTCGCCGAGCGTGCCGGCGCGCATCAGAACGCGCTGCGCGGGGTCGGCCCAGTTGACGCGGAAGATCTCGACCTCCGCGTCGTCGTAGAGACCGGCGGAGAGATCCGCGTCCGATAAATGGACCGAGGAGAGCGCGCCCGTGATCTCCAGGTTGTCGACGCTGAGACCGAGGCTCTCGCGCACTTCGCTCGCCTCGAAGCCCGCCGCCGCCTCGAAGGTCGTGCCGTCGAAGTTAAGATCGCGGTCGTGGTCGGTGAAGCCTTGCCGGACGCCGTCGCGCCGCGTCAGGCGCCAGCACCAGCACAACGTCGTCGTGCCGCTTTGGAGATGGGCCGCGAGCCCGGGCGGCAGAGTTCTCATCGGCGCACCTCGACGACGGGAATGTTGGGGATGGCGCCGTGCTGGAAGCCCGAAAGCGAGATTTCCAGCCGGTCAGTGTCGAAGCGGACCGGCACGTCGAACTCGAATCCGGCCGTCACGACGGCACCTGCCGCCGGCACATGGCCGGAGAGGAACGTCACGCTGCCCGTCGTCTGATCGATGGTAAAAGCCGTTCCTTCGGGACGTTCCGTCCCCGCCACCGCGACCCGCACGCTGCCGGCCACGGGCTTGCGGATCTCGCGCGTCCACGGTGCAAAGCCCGAACCGTAGGTCTTCACGAGTTGAAAGATCGTGCGCGTTCCATCGCCGGTGCCGAGCACCTGGTCCAACGGCGAAACAGCCGCCTGGGGCGGCGACGATTTCCAGTCGAGGTGGTCGCGCCAGCGAAAGCCGTAGAGCCGCCCGCGCCGTTCCTCGAAGAACGCGATGACGGCGTGGAGATCGTCGAGCGACTTCACGCCGTAGCCCGCGTTGTAGATCCGGCGGCTGTCCGCCCAGCGCGCGTTGCGCTCTTCATGTCCCGATCCCAGCACGACGACATCGGTCCGCCGCTCGGGACCACCTTGGGCGCCGCGTGAAATCGTGGTCGGAAAACGCACCTCGTGGAAGCTCATGGGGCCTCGTCCGCGTTGGATCGATGGGTCAGGTCAAGCGTTGCGCTGCCCGAGCGCCGTGGCCCGCGCCACCATGGCCGCGATCTGGGTCTCGGAGCGGCGGAAACTGTCGGCGTCGGGCGTGGCGACGTTGAAGGTGATCTGCATGCCCCCGCCGCCGCGCGGGGCGGCAACGCCGAGGCGGCCGTCCGGTCCGCGCGACAACGGCAGGATCGCCTCCGCGCCGCGTTCGCCGGCAATCCCCATCCGGCCCGCGCCCAGAGGAAACGCGATCGGACTTTGGATCACGCCCCCCTTGGCGAACGGCACCGGCATCCCGCCTTGGAAAACGCCGCCCTTGGCAAAGCCGAGGCCACCGGACAGCAGTCCGGACACGAAGCCGCCGAAGCCCTGTTCGAGCGGTTTGAACGCCGCCTTCAGGACCAGATCGGAAAGCCGCAGTGCCAGCCCCTTCAAGACCTCGGCGACCGACCGCCCCTTGATGGCGATGCCGTCGAACGCACCGGTCAGCGCGGTCGAGAACTGCCGGCCGAGCGATGCAGCGGTGCGCAACTCGGCCTGCAATGCTGTCGTGTCCGCGTCGATCGCGACCGTCCACGTTTCGACCGTCTCGTCGAATGGCGTCATGCTGGTCTCCCATCATCCGGAAAGCGTCGCATCAGGTCTGCAAGTGCCGCACGCGACGGCGCCTCTGGCCCAGCGGCTCCGCCGAGCCGGCCTCTCAGCGCCGCGTCGAACTCGCGCGGTGTCATGCTCCAGAACACCTGTGGTGCGAGCCCCAGGACGCCGAGGCCCGCTGCCATCACGTCGTCCCAGGGAAAGGGCCGCGGTCCGCACCCGCCTCCGTATCGGCCTTGGCGGAGGCGGAAGCCGGACCAGCGAACGTCGCGTTGAGGAGGCGCGCCACGATCTCGACGAAGCCGGCCGCGCCGTTCTCGCTCGCCATCCGCGCCACCGCGTCGTTGCTCACCTCGTGGCCCGCGCCCCGCAATCCCGCCCCGATGATGCGCACGCAATCGCGTGCCGAGATCCGCCCCTTCTCGAAGCGTGTCGCCAGCGCCAGCATATCCTCGTCGCCGAAGGCCGCTTCCAGCTCGGCGAGCGCGCCGAGCGTCAGGCAGAGACGGAACGGCCGCCCGTCGAGGACGGCCTCGATCTCGCCGCGGTGCAGATTGACCATGACGTCCCTCCTCAGCTGGCCGTGAAGACGACTTCGCCGGCGGACTCGACGCCGATCTCGAAGGCGATTTCGCCGTCGTGACGGCCGGTCAACTCGAACGAGGTGATCTGGAACGGCGCCTCGATGGTGCCGAAGTCGGGCACGACGACCTGCCAATCGCGGATCGTTCCGTTGAACACGTAGCTGCGCACGAGTTCGTCGGAGGCGGCGTCCTTGAAAATGCCGGCGCCCGTCAGGCGCACGGATTTGACCCCGGCCCCCTCCAGCAGTTCGCGCCATTGTCCCGCCGATTCCTGGTGCGTGACGTCCACCGTCTCCGCGTTGAATGCGATGGCGCGCGACCGCAGGCCCGCGATCGTCGTGAAGACGCCCGCGCCCGTACTGTCGACCTTGAGAAGCAGGTCCTTGCCCTTCTGTGCTGCCATGGTGCTGTCTGGTCCCTGTGCGTTGTTGAACGATCAATCGCTGTTCACGGCGCCGGCTCCGTCACGGCCCGGAAGCGCACGAGCCCGCGCGACGTCTCGCCGTCGGCATCGCGTCGCACTTCGGAGAACTCGTGCCTCAGGTTGACGAGCCGCACGCCGCTCATGGCCAGATCCGCGTCGTCGAGAACCGCTTCGACGGCGGCGACGATCTGGTGCACCTCGCGCTCGCCGTTGGCGCGCGACCACACCGCCACCGTCAGCAGGTGCTCATGCCCCTCGTCGGTCCCCGTGCTCCAGTCGCGCACGGTCGTCTCGCCGATCGTGACGTAGGGCAGCGGTGCGCCGCGTGGCACGTCGTTGTAGATGCGCGATCCGCCGATCAGCCCGACCAGCGGGCCATCGGCCTGCAGCCTGGCGAACACGGCTTTCTGCAGTTCCCAGCTCGGACTCGTCATGGATCCTGCTCCTCGATCGCCTTTTCGCGCACCGGCCGCGCCCGGCGGTCCCGGGCTGCAATGGCACGCGCGAGGATCCGCGCGATGCGGCCTCCGGCGCCGGAAAACCCAGGAATTCTGACGATGGGCTTGATCTTCATCCCAGCCGCTCCTCCACGAGACACGTCAGGAAGCGATGGGCCTCGTCCGCGTCGATGACCGATGTGATGTCGAAGATGCGGTCGCCCTTGCGAAACCGCTGGCGCGGGGTCACGTCCCCCCGGTGACGGATGGTGATCGCGTGCGTCACGCGCCCCATGAGCCCGTCCGCCTCCGCCGTCTCGCGGCCCGCGCGCGGTGTGATCGCGGCCCATACCTCGGCGACGGGCGTCCAGGTGACGATTGCCCCACCGCCGCCGTCCGGGGCGCTGACGGATTCCTCGATCACCACCCGGTGACGCATGGTCCCAATCTCGACGCGGCTCATAGGCGGACCACCGCAAAGGACTGCAGGAGTTGGGATACCGCTGGCGGAATCGCCGTCGCGGCGCTGCCGATCTCGATCGGCTCGCGGTTCTCGTACCAGTGCGCGACGAGCAGCTTCAGCGCCTGGCGGATCGGCTCGGGCACGTCGTTTGGATCGGGACCGAATCCCGCCGTGAAGTCGATCTCGATCCCGCCGGCCGCGCGTCCCGGCTGCGGCAATGGACCATCCGACGCCACCAGCCGCGGCGGCAGTCCGGCGCCCTCCAGCACATAGCGGGCCGGATCGAGCACCGCCGATGATCCGTCCGCCGCGCGCAGCCGAACCTCGCTCACCTCCGTCACCGGCCGCATGGGGATCGCGACCGTGCCCCGCACCGGCCAGGCGTCGAGCACCAGCGTCCACTGCTGCGTCGTCAGCGCGAGCCCCAGCGCCGCCTCGATATGCAGGCGGGAGGTGATGATCAGGCTCGACACCAGTGCGTCGTCGGCGGCCGTCTCCAGGCGCAGATGCGCCTTCGCCTCGGTGAGCGACAGCGGCTCCACTGCGGGACCGCTGCGATAAACCAGTGCCATCGCGCCCTCCTCTCTGAGCTCAGCTCCCCGCTAAAACAAAACGGGACCGCCACCGGCCAGCCGGCAACGGTCCCGCAGCATCCGCGCGGGAGGAGGAGCGCCCCGCGCAGGATCTCGTTACCCCTCACGCAATCGCATGCGACGGCGAGAAGGTTTGCTTGTCGTCGAACGTGCGATCAGACCGCGAACTTCATAAGCTTGATCGCATCGAAGTCGCGGATGCCGCCGCCGACGCGCTTGGTCGTGTAGAACAGCACGTAGGGCTTGGAGCTGTAGGGATCGCGCAGCACGCGGATGCCGACGCGGTCGACGATCAGGTAGCCGCTGGCGAAATCGCCGAAGGCGATCGACAGGCTGTCGGCCGCGATGGACGGCATGTCCTCCGCCTCCACCACCGGATAACCGAGCAGGCGCGAGGGCTGCGCCGCATCCCCGGACGGCTGCCAGATGTAGGAGCCGTCGGCATCCTTCATCTTGCGCACGGTGCCGAGCGTCGCCCGGTTCATCACGAAAGAGCCGTTCGCCCGGTACGTGCCCTTCACCGCATAGACGAGGTCGATCAGCTTGTCGGCCTGGTTGGCGGCGGGGAACGCGCCGGCGGCGCCCGAGGTCACGAAGCCGAGGTTGCCCCAGGACCACGAGGCGTTCGCCACCGTCGGATAGGTCAGAAAGCCCTTCGGCTTGTTGACGCCGTCGCCGGTCACGAACGCGGTGCCCTCCTGCTGCGCGAAGGCGACGCGCACCTCTTCCGCCAGCCACGCGTCGATATCGACGGCGCTGTCGTCGAGGATCGACTGCGTCGCCGCCGGCATCGCGTAGAGTTCCATGGTCGGGAAAGAGAGTTCGGCCAGCGCCGGCGTATTGGTCTGCGGCCGCACCGCCGTCTCACCGACCCAGCCTGTCGCAGCTCCCGTGGTGGCGAACGGCACCTTGTAGACCGAGCCCGAGACCTGCCGGATACCGGCGATGGAGCGGATCGGCGACACCGTCTTCAGCGCCGTGTTGACGGCCTGCTCGGTCTCCTTGGGCACCAGGTAGCCGCCATCGGGATCGGAACCGACCGACAGCGCCTTCTGTTCGAGCTTGGTCAGGTTCGCCGTCTCACCCTTGCGGACATAGCCGTCGAATGCCGACTTGTGGGCCAGCGCGGCGGCGGGCTTCATCTCCGTCTCGCCGAGCGGCACGCGCGCCTGCTTCAGCGCCAGCCCGTCCATCGTCTTCTCGATCCGGGCGAGTTTCTCCGCCGTCACGGAATCTTCCGCGCCGCGCCGCTCGATCTCGGCGAGGCGGCGATCGTTCGTCTCCTTGAATGCCTCGAAGGCCTGCATCAGATCGTCGATATCGCGGCTGAGCCCCGCTTTCGTCTCGATGTTTTCCATGTGTCCATGTCCTGTTCAGGAGGTGGCAGACTTGATCAGCTGGGTCATGCGGCGCACCACGGCCGACAACCGCT